AAGAACAAATAGAATCACTTGTAATGAAAACAAACTTAAACCTTGAAAGGGTTATATAATGGCACATGAACTTGAAATGATTAATGGCGAAGCTCAAATGGCATATCGCGCAAGCAATGGACTACCTTGGCATGGACTAGGTACACCAGTAGGTGACGACATGTCACCAAGAGAAATGATGCAAGCCGCCAATCTTGATTGGGGTGTAGAGAAGGTTAACACCTACTTCCGCTTCAAAGGTGACAACATCGCTACAGGTCAACAAGCATTAGTACGCGAAACAGATGGTAAGGTTCTAACGCAAGTTGGTAAGAACTGGAACCCTGTGCAAAACTCTGAAGCTTTCGACTTCTTTACAGAGTTTGTTTCTAACGGTGATATGGCTATGGACACTGCGGGTTCGCTTAAAGGTGGACAAATCGTATGGGCTATGGCTGATGTTCGTGATGGGTTTACGTTGTTTGATGGTGATGAAGTGCGTGGTTATCTTTTATTTTCCAACCCACACATGTATGGCAAATCAATCGACATCAAATTCGTTATGGAGCGTGTAGTATGCAACAACACTCTTGCAGTAGCGTTGAGCGATGATCGTCAAGCTTCAGTGCGTGTCAATCACCGTACACAGTTCGATCCAGAGCGTGTAAAAGAAATACTTGGTGTATCACATAATAAAGTGGAGCAGTTCAAAGAAGCCGCAGAGTTTCTTGGTTCACGTAACTACAAGCGTGAGCAACTAGAGAAGTTCTTTGGTAAAATCTTTGGAGAGTCTACTCGTGAAGATCAGACACTTTCAACTACAGCACGACGTGCAGTAGAAGTAACTGAAAACCAACCGGGTGACAACTTTCGTCCTGGTACATGGTGGAACGCTTACAATGCAGTGACATACATGGCTGATCACGAGCTAGGACGTTCTGCCGATACGCGCATGACTTCTGCTTGGTTTGGCAACAACGCAAACCGTAAAGTAAAAGCTCTTGACTTAGCATTGGAAATGGCTGATGCATCTTAAAGTTACAGATATGATATTACTGGGAGTAGCTTTAGGGCTACTTCTAATTTGGATTGACCCCTTAATGCTTATTCGTGGAATATAATAGAATGAAATGGACTTTAATTTTTATAACTGCAAATCTCTTTGGAATTCTACTATACCAGAATTACTCTGACCCAATATTTCTGTATATCAACCTTTCGGTTATGGCGTATCAACTATACAAATTCGTTAGAGTTTGTGTATTAGTGTTTAGCCCAAATTGGGAAGTGGAATTAGCATACGCTGATACTTCAGCTAGTTGGAAACTTTTACACAACGCCACACAGGCATTTTCAATTTACATGTTCTATCAAGTTGGTTGGGATTTTATAGGGGGTTTTAGTGCTTTATATGTTTTAATTACAACTCTTTCCATATTAATTTCAATTTGGGATATAGACCTAACAGAAGAGAATGACAAATGAAGATACTTATTATGGGCTTACCTGGATCAGGTAAGTCTACTCTTGCAAAGCCCCTAGCAGAGCTTCTGGGGGGCGTGTGGGTCAATGCTGACATCATACGAACAAGCTACGACGATTGGGACTTCTCGCTAGAAGGACGCATCAGACAAGCAAATCGTATGAAACATCTATCAGATGGGATTGTAATGGCAGGTAAGGTTGCAGTAGCTGACTTTGTTTGCCCCACAGATGAAACAAGATCAAAGTTCAATCCAGACTTTACTGTATGGATGGACACTATTTCTCGTGGTAGATTTGAAGATACGAATGATATGTTTGAAACACCTGAGAACGTAGATTATCATGTAGAAAAATGGTTTACTAATACACCAGACGTGTTGCACAAAGTAGTTCAACGGTACGTGGCAATTAAAGATGACAAACCTTGGGATGGAGAATTATAATGTTTGATTACAAGAAACCAACAGTACAGATGTTGGGGCGTTGGCAACCTTGGCACGATGGTCATACAGCCCTATTTAAGAAGGCTCACGCTATCACTGGACAAGTTGTTATCATGGTACGTGACGTGTTCAAGTATGACGGTGACGCGGGCGCTGGGCGCACTGTAGCGCAAGATGACAACCCCTTTGGGATGATTGACGTCATTGCTAACATCGAAAGTGGACTAGCCCCACACGGCTTCTACAACGGTCACGATTACCTTATCTTAGAGGTTCCTAACATTGTTGATATCAGTTATGGACGTGGTGTAGGATACACATTTACCGAACACGATCTTGGTGAAGAAGTGCATAACATCTCTGCTACAAAAATTCGCAAACAAATGAGAGAAGATGGAAAATTGTAGTTGACACCATACGAATCATGTACTATACAGTATAGGTAACAACAAGAGAGACATTACAATGCATAAGAAAGAAACATTCACCTACGCAACTGAGGCCGCCGCCCAGAAAAAAGTAGATAGCTATGCAAACGTTCGTGATACTGCGCCTAATGCAGACTATTATGTACGAGGTCCTTTTTTCAATGATGGTATTAGCTCTGTTACTGGTGAACAGTGGCAAGAAGCCCATTGGTCTGTAACTGTAGAAAAGTATTGGTAGGAGATACAAAATGTATAAGTCAAATCAACAAGAACTATTTGGTGAAATGAATAAAGCATTTGATGTTGCCGTTTGGAACGTCAGTAATTCAGAAAAGAACGGTCACGGTATTGACTGGGATTTAGTTCAGTCTGAAATTTGGTCAAAGATGGGTGATTTCATATCTTCAACTAATCAATCTAAATTAGCTTCTGCATGGTTCGATTGGTCTGTGGAAGAACACATGAAAACAGTAGGGGGATAATGTCACTAGAAGCATTCTTACAAGACGAACCTAAATGGGGTGGGTCTGTCGAAAGGCAGACTCATCTTCGCATCAAACTCTGCATAGCCGCATATGCTTACGAGATTGAAAACTCTGAGATAATGTCAGATGCAGAATTTGATAAGAAATGTTTGGAAGTCGATACGTCTATAGATACTGGTCACGAGGTAATGGATAGGTTCTTTCGAGAACAATTCGATCCTTCAACAGGACAGTGGATACATCGACATCCAGAACTAGCTAAGGTCAAACAGACCTACAATAAATACTACAAATTGAAAAGGAATATATAATGAATAACGGTACAACAGAAACTATCTTATCTGACTCATCACAACAGGTATATAAGGTAACCGCTGAGGAATTGCGATCTTTTGTAGAGCGTGTAGAAACCCTTGACGCTGAAAAAGCAGGTATTGCTGATAGCACAAAAGAAGTGTTACAAGAAGCAAAATCTCGTGGTTATGAAGCTAAGATTATCCGTAAAATCGTGGCAATCCGTAAACGTAATCGTGATGATGTCGATAACGAAAATGCTGTTACAGAAATGTATATGTCAGCACTAGGTATGTAAACTTTTAGAATAACACATAAATAAGGGGGCGTCAAGCCCCTTTATTGCTATGGAGAACCTATTGAAAAGCCAATATGAAATTGTAGTTCCCTACTATCAACAACAAGAACAAAATCAGCCTCTACTGCAATCGGCAGAGGATGGGCATCGCTATGCTATGTTTGTTAAGGGTAATGATCACCTCATAAATGGCAGAACGTATTGTTTTAAAGATGAAGATGGTAACTATGTAAGTACGTTTGTCAGTCAATATTCTGACATCATTGAAGATAATTTGGAGCCAGAAGTTAAAGAAGGCGTCCTAGCTCTACATAAAAAAGGCTACCTTACCTTTACTAGTTGCCAAGGTCATGATGATTCAAGACATAGATATATTGGTGTTGTGTTTAATACTAAAGAACAAAAAAGGCAATTTGTTTCTGAAATGAATAGTCTAGGTTGTGATATACATTGGTACGATAATGTAATCAATACAGTTGAACGACCTTGCAAAGAAGTTCCTTGGTGGTCTGATGGTGGCATTACTTTACATATTGTATATGACGATTTGTTATACCATGAAGCTCCCCAGCAGCGCAGAAGAGAAAAACCATATACAGATTTAGATTTAACAAAATTTTGGAACATACAAACAAATAGAAACTACACGCACTATGAATGCATTGTGTTTTCGTTTGGTTATCCGATGAACGAGAGAACCATTTGGCAAAGAGTTTGTAAGTATTTCTTCTATAACCATTACAAAGTAACAAGTGCTTATCACGATTTCTGTCGCAAAGCACACAAACTTTCTGAGTATTTGGCTTAATCTTCTTCTATATCGTGAAGCCAAGTTGTTCTGGCTTCCCAAACAGCCTCAAAGTCTTCCCGACTATTCACCAATCTTTCGTGATTACCCCAAAGACGTTTAAAGTAGCTGTCGTAAACATTTCGTATTTCTACTAAGCCGTAACTAGTAGGAAACAAGTGTCCTTTAACAGCATAAAAAACTTCATTCATTTTCTTTAGTTCTTCTATAGTCATAAACACAATCCTCATAAAATTAAACAAAAAAAGGGAAGCCCGAAAGCTTCCCTTAAAGTTAGTATCGTTATCCGATATCTTATTCTTAGAACAAGTTGTCCACTTTAACGCGACGGTAGTATTCGTTAAGGTTGGCAGTAAGTGCGCCAGAACCTTGAGCCGCGCCGTGTGCATATGGGTTAGCAACCATACCGTAACGAGTTTTAAACCCGATTTTTGGTTGGAAGCTGTTCTCACCAACTGCACGAACCATTTGTAATGGTACGTATGGGCAATAGAATAGACCTGCATCGAAAGATGAAGAACCTTTGTATCCTACTACCAAGTAGTTGCCTACTGCATATGGATCGATATACACTTTGTAACGTCCGTTAAGAACACCTGCGAATGTGTTGCCTGTGTCATCAACGTTTAGTGCGTTGCTGTTAAGTGCTGGTGTGTAATCTAGTACACCTGCCATTTGAAGTGCAGAAGCAACATCAGATGAACAGATAACCATGTTACCTTTACCACGTCTTGTACCTTTAGCAATAGCGTTAGCTTCTTGCTCGATTTGGAACATAAGACCTTTGAACTTCTCAACTGACCAACGACCATTTGCGTCTACGTCAAGATCGAAAGTACCTTGTACCGCAGTGTCTGCCGCACCTGGTTTAGCTGTTGTGTAAATTGTACGAACTAATTCGCGGTTGATTTCCACTAGGATTTCAGACTGCAAAATGTTAGCCAATTCTGTTTCAGCGTCCAAACCGTGAACAGCTTTCAAGTCTTGTGCTAGTTCAGTTGTGTACTCTGCTTTCAAAGCGCGTGACTTTGCCGCAACAGTAACTTTTTCAATTGAGAAAGCCATTTCTGCGAAGTTAGTGCCGTTTCCGTCACCCAAAGCTTCTGCTTCAGTTGTACCCATGCCAGTACCTGTAGTAGGTGATGCATGTGGTAGTGTTTGTGCGTGTGTTCCGTCACCAGAGAAGTCTGTGTCAGCTTCGCCGTAGAACGCTTCGTCGCCAGCTTGTGATGTGTACTTTGAACGCATCGCAAAGATCAAGCCTGTTGGACCTGTCATTGGCTGAACACCAGCAATGTCATATGCGATTAGGTTTGGCATCGCACGACGTACTAGTGAAATTAATACAGGGTCATAACCTGCTGTTGGACCAGCCGCTGTAGAACCGCCGCCGAAGCCGCCTGTACCTGCATCGTTAGCCGCAGTTTCTGCTAAGAAACCTGACATGTTAGCAGACGTGTCGCCTGATTCCATGAGAGCTTTCTCTGTGTTTTCAAGAATTGTCGCTGTGACAGATTTCTTGTGGTTGTCTTGAATTGGTGCGAAAGATGTGTGTTCCAAAATTGGACCCCATTTTTCTACCAGTTGCTGATAGTTTGACTGAGTCATGTGATTCTATCTCCTTGTTTGTATTGTCTGAGTATATTTATAATAATTAGATTTTCATCTGGGGTTAAGATTTTGATGGCATTCTGCTGAAGCCCTCAAGAAGTGCGTTGATGTTACTGTATTCTGATACTGGCTGTTTAACGTCTGTATCTTCAACAATGATTTCTTCTTCATCTGTCACTTCTTCTACCAAAGGCTTGCTCTTTGCAAAGAAAGACTCTTTAAGTGTTGTAAGATCAGATTTGTAAGCTTCGATATCATCGAAAGCTAATTTTTCTGAAAGAACCTTTAGGCGCTCAACTTGTGTAAGTGTAAGTCCTTCGGTCATTTCTTCAAAAGCCGCATCTGCTTTCAATGAAGCGATCTCTTTTGCAAGAGTTACGTTTTCAGTGATTGCTTTATTTGCGTCTGCTTTAAGACCTTCAACTTCTTCTTCTAAGCCAGCAACTACATCAACAGTGTCTTCATTGATTTCGATGTTATGCTCTACGAATAAGCCTTTTAGTCCATCCATTAACGACTCAGCCATTTCCACTTTAATTCCAGCTTCAATAGCTAAACTGTTTTCTGTCATCCACTCTTCTACAACGTAGTCAAGATACGAATCAAGATTTTCTACAACGTTATCGATAGAAGCATCAGCCGCCTCTTGCATTGATACTGCAAGTGCTTCTGTTTTCTCTGCGATGATAGCGTCTGATCTTTTGATAGATGCTTCATTTACAGCCGCTTCAAATACGACAGTCACTTTGTTTGTAAATTCTTCAGACAAATCCATGCCTTCGAACATATTCGCAATTGACTCATCAAATTCGATAACTTCTTCTGCAACAACTTCAGCTTCAACTTCTGCTTCTGCTTCT